AAGACGAATGTTTTTACACACAACAAATAAATGTAATAAGAAAGGTATAACGATGAAATATTACATAACAGATGCTAACTTTAATGTCCTCTCAATACATCCTGACCGTGATTCAGCCAAAGCTGTATGGGATGTTAACTGGAAGGCAGGCGTGGATGTCTATCTTGAAAGTGAAGAGAATCATTTAAAGAACATCGAATGGGCTAAAGATTACAGGGAACGTAAAAAGAAACGTGAACAGTATGCTGTATCTGTAATGCTTAAAGAAGAAACAATTGAACGTGAGCATATTAAAGAGTTAAATCGTAAGATTGGTGGAGGTAAGTCTGCTATATTAGAAGATATAGCTATAAAAGAATCTCTTAATGAGATAAAAGTTAACCATGAGCTATTCGAAAATGCTGAAAATAAAGCTATTAAAGATATGTCCTCTAAAGAAATATATGATGCTCTTGAAAGTAAAGAAATTAAAGAAGAAACAGAAGCTCTTTGGAAAGATATGAGTAAAGATATCATGGTTGAATTCAATGAAGATGATGTAAAACCTATGTCATTTTATTTTGAAGAAGCAGCTCAACGTGAAGCTATTGAAGATATAGCTAAACAAAAAGACCTTGAGCTATTAAAACTGTTACAGAAAAATATAAAAAATAAAGAGGGAAAGGTAATAAATAATCTTTGGAATGAACCTACAGAAGATTGTGATGATTGTCTGTGGATAATTAAAGAAACAGACGGTGATATTACTGTCTGTAATGAATGTCTTGATGAAAGGAATAAATTATGAGTATAGAATTAAGGGTAAATGAAACATGGGATACGCCAAGTTCATTAGCATCTTTAAGTGAATGGCTTAGAAAAGTTGATGATCCAATTGTAACTAAAAGTGTTATGCTTATGCATAATTTCATTGCTGCTAATTATACTTTAACCCTTAAAGAAAGGAATAATAAATGAACTACCGAGTAGAATTGTATGATGATTCTGGTGCTCAATGGTGTTATTATAACGCTAATGGTGACCGTAGGTTAGCTGAACATTGGGCTACAATGATGGTTAAAGTCGCTGGATCTCAGTCGTATCAGTTATCTTTCAAAGAGGAAGATGTATGTATATATAAAGTATATTCTAAACACTTTAAGGAAAAGTCATGAAATACTTTTTAACTGATCATGCCTTTAAACGTGCTGAAGAAAGAGAAATAACTACGGATGATATTAACGCTTGTGTAACGTTAGGTAAGTGTTATAAATCCAAGATGCATGGTGGTCAATTAAGGTTTATGTATAATGGTGTTGTTGTTATAGTTAAGAATAAAACAAACAACATAATAACCTGTTATAGACTTAATCATATACGTTAATAATATGGGGCTATTCTATAGTCCCCTATTAAAAGGGAGCATCCCTCTCCCCTTAGGTTATATATTATAATATAAGTATAACTTATAGGGTATAACGGGAGTAACCTGACAAGAGATATTACTGTGGTACATTACAATGTTATTACAGTACTATGTGAAGTAACTTTAATATATCGGAAGGATATAAAATGGATATTAAAGAAACAAAAGAAATACTTGAGACTATACTTGAGTACAATCTAACTAGTAATAAGACTGGGGACTTTGCTGACAACATTATACCTCACTTAGTATCGTTACCTGGGATTGGTAAAACAAGTATAGTTGAGGCTGTAACTAAAGAGAAAGATTGGTATCTATATACTATACCTATAGCTTCTTATGATGCAGCTGAGATAGCTGGTTTCCCTATGTTAGATAAGGAGAATAAGAAGTATGATAGGGCTAAGCCATTCTGGTTAGATACACCAACAGATAAGCCTGTAGTATTATTCTTTGATGAGATATCACAAGCACCTACAGCTAATGTTAATGTGTTAGCTATGTTAGTTAATGAGAGGAAGATAGGTGAGCATAAGCTTAACGATAATGTTATGATAGTGTGTGCGGGTAATGCTATGTCTCATAGGGCAGGTACAAATCCTTTACCATCTCACTTTAAAGATAGGGTAACTTTCCTTGAAGTAGAGCCTGATCTAGAAGCCTTTATGAGTTATGCTAACAGTAAGAAGTTACATGAGTATATTGTAGGGTTCTTAAGGAATAGACCATCATTCCTATCTATGTTTGATCCTAAGATAGATTCCTGTCCATCACCAAGATCATGGATGAGAGTTAACACTATACTTAAAATGGATATGCCTTATAAGCTTAGAAATCAAACTATTAAGGGGCAAGTAGGGGAAGCAGCTCAAGCTGATTTCTTAGGTTATTTAAGAGTAGCTGATAAGATACCTGATCCACAACTAATACTATCAGGTGAATGTAAAGATATACCTGAAGATAATGTTGTTATGTATGCTTTGTGTGCGGCATTATCTACGTTAGTAACTACTACAACTGCAAGACACTTTGTTAACTATCTTAGTATACTACCTAACAAGGAGTTTGCGGCATTCACTATCAGAGATGCTTTACAGAGAGATAAGAAACTTAAGGCAGATAAACATATAACCTCCTGGTTTATGTCTGAAGGTAAAGCCTTATTACTCTAATAAACTATACAATAAGAATTAAGGAGGGCACGAGGTCCTTCTTATTAAGCCTATTAATAAAGAATAAAGGAAATGTTATGGAAATATATTTACTTATGTATACTATAGCCTTGATTGTATTAGGAAAAATAATATATGATATGGCTAATAAAAGAAATCGTAATAAATGGGGGTGGACTTTAGGTTCTGTAGCTACCTCTCCTTTGGTAGGAATAATACTACTTTTAATTTTAAAAAATAAGGAATAATACTATGGCTAAATGGGGTGAAATACCTAATATAACTGCTAATCAAGAGCTTATTTCTCTTAATAAGAAGTTAGTTACTACATTAAAAGAATTAAAAGTTCTACAAAATAACTTATCAGAGTTAGCTGAACTATCTAAAGTAGATGTACATGCTAATGATCAGGCTATAATAGAGATTGAGCAGTCAATTCAAGAATTAAATTCAATTAAAACTAAGAGACGTAGATTACTTAGCTTATTAAGTGGAGATGAATAATGTTAGATGTAGAAGATAGACTTAGATTAGCACATGAATCAGTGTGTAAGGCTGAAAATAAAAGGATGCGTGAAGTATTTAGTATACGTACTTATAAAGAAGGTGATCAGTGGACTGCACAAAGAAATAGACAGACTACAGGAGCTAAAGGTGGTAGACAAAATAAACTTAAAAGACTTTGGGTTAAAGAAAGGACAGTTAGATGAGAGCAATATTAAATAAGATATGTTGTTGGTGTAGGGAATATCCAAGTGATGAGCCTTGCTGTTGGTGTAATGATGAAGAGGATTATGATAATGACTGATAAATATTTTGATGTAGATAAACATAAACAAGAAATACAAAAGAAAGAAAAGCTTATGACACTTCTTACATGGTCAGTACTAGGTTTCTCTCTTATAAGCGCAATGTTTTGTGTTAGTGTTTTGATTAGTGGTATATGGAGATTAATACAATGACAGAAGAATTTAAAGATATAGATAATGATCCTATGCGTATGGCAGAGTATAAAGAAAGAGAAAGATTATCTAGAGTATTAGAAGAGTATTATAAACTTAAATCAGAGTATAAAGATATGAGTGAAGTAGAACTGTTTGTTTTAGCCCATGATATAGTTGGGCGTAAAGAGAAAGATATTGGTAGCAAGTGATATAATAGCCTTTACACTCGATATGTTAATGCAAGAAGAATTGTTTTACATACCCGCTAATCAAGATGAACCAACAGATAAGGAGATAGAATGGGCTAATAGATTAATAACTAACCGTATAGAGAATACTGACTTCATACCTACTGAAGCAGAACTCTATGAATTAATGCAACTCAAATTGAAAGTATAATACAATGGATGCTCAAACAAAAGTAAGCAGAGCTATAATTAAACTTGTAGCTAACTACACTTTCTACGGTACATGTGCACTTAGATTAAACGTCAGAGAAACTACTGACTATAAGACTATGTGTACTGATGGTATATCTATACTATGGAATCGAGAATTTGTAGATGAATGTAGTGAAGAAGAAGTAATGGGCACTATAGCACATGAGGTATGGCATGTTATATTCGGACATCATTTCCGCATGGGTAAACGTGAACATAAGAAATGGAATATAGCTACAGACTTCTCTATAAACAATAGTTTAAAGGAAGAAGGTTTTAGCCTACCTCCGGGTGCTTTAATGGATGATAAGTATATTAACATGAATGGAGAAAAGGTATATGATCTAATAGATGATGATGAATATAATCAAGCTCCTTCTTGGGGTGGTGTACTACCTATAACTGATGATCAAGGTAACCCTCTTACAGGTGAGGCGTTAGAGCAGGCTAAAGATGAAGTAGATCAGATGATAGCTTCAGCGGCTCAAGAAGCTAAGAAAGCTGGACAAGAAATTAGTGGTAAGTTATCTGATTTAATTCAGAGTATAAGAGAACCTCAAGTTAACTGGAAGTCTTATTTACCTACTTATCTTATGAATAGCAATCCTGATAGTCCTTCGTGGAAGAGACCTAATCGTAAGCTGTTATCTGAGTTTGACTTATATACTCCTGCTATGATATCTAATAATCTCGGCCCTGTAGCTGTAGTTATAGATACCTCTGCATCTGTATCTAAGGCCGAGAGAGAAGTGTTCTTATCAGAGTTACAATCAATAAACGAAACCTTAAAACCTAAATCAACTCATGTGATATGTGTAGACACTACTGTAGCTACATGTTATGACTTCGATCCTTACGATGATATAACAGAGTTAGCCCTTGTAGGGGGTGGTGGTACAGACATGTCACCAGGATTTAAGTATGTAGAAGAATGTCTTCCTGAAGTAGAAAATATACTTTGCTTCTCGGACTGTGAGTTCTGGGATTGGCCTCCAGAACCTGAAAAGCCTGTGTTATGGCTATCAACTGGTCAAAATAAAGAAAACCCTTATGGCACACTTGTGTCTGTAAAATTCTAAGCACGAAAGGATATAACAATGTTTAGTGATTATATAAGTATAGCAAGACAATACTATGATGAGCCTGGTTATGAGAAGGATAAATCTTCTTTGCCTTATCAAGCTAATAGGTATTATTCTCTTATTAACTATCTGAAAACAATAACAAATAATATAGAGTATGATTACAAAGATCTTTATGATGAAATTAAGTCTAGTATATTTGAAAAGTTTAATTCATCAATTAAGAACGGTAGTATTAATAGTGAGCTATGTGAATTGATTGAAGTCAGACCACCTAACCGTGACTTCTCGCATAGCTACTCTAATTATTCTCCTAGCTACAGTGCTAATCGTATGTATGAAAAACAAAGAGATAAAAGCGAAGATGATCTTGATGACATTAGTTATGGCATAAGTAATCATCTATCTTATGTTATGAGTTATATTGTAAGAAAGGAATGTTATCTTAACTATAAGATTAATGAAACAGAAGACGACATTATTAAAGCAGAGTACAAAGATAAAGTATTAAAGCTTAATAGGAATATACAGCAGATAGGTTCTAACTATATGTATGGGTTACACTACACCTATGTAAATGATACATATAAGAAGTCAACCTTCAATAAAGAAATAACTCACATGGACCCTATAAGATATAAGCCTAATATAATAGTAGATAAGAATTGGTTTGATACTGTGGGTGATAAAGGTTTTCAGATACTAGAGTATCAAGGTAGCAGAGCCTTTACTATCTCAGCTGAAGAGTATTCTAAAGACTCAAACAGAACACTGTACTTTGTTAAGACTCTACAAATGACTGGTACACGAGAGGAAATGCGAAATGCAAACTGGCATAACGTATTAGATAAGCTAGATAAGATAGTTAAAGTAAGAGATTTAATATTATCTGTATCAAATCAAGACGATAAGATATGGGCGTTAGGTGCTGATGAAACATGGGCTGAACGTACCATGCGAGCAAGACAGAAACGTACTATGATGAAGGGACTTAACATCTAAATGTATAGTCCATTATTAAAAGGGAACGCTATTTCCCTAGAAAGGAACTCAAATGAATCGTGCTAACATAGTACACAGATTAGCGCACGCTAGAACTGAGACAGAAAGAATGGATACTATGGATGAGTTAATAACTTATGATAGAGAGAAAGGAAGAGAACTAATGAGAGAAGAACCAACAGACTTTCATGGTGACTTTAAAGACATGAATGAAAGAGTTAAAGATAGTATTATAAATCCTGCTCACTACAAAGTAATACCCCCAGGTAATTACCCTGAAGGCTTAGAGTATATGGATCTAATGCAGTATATTTTATCACATCACAAAGGTATTGAGTCACACTTAGTAGGTCAGATACTTAAGTATAGTATAAGACTAGGTAAGAAAGATGCTAAACAACAGGACGCATTAAAGATACAATGGTATGCTAATTACCTTGTTGATGTAATCAAAAAGCAAGATGAGGGATAATGTAAGATTCCCCATAGCTAATTATAAGTATCTGTCAGTAAACGGATACCAAGATTTCCCAGTATTTTGGGATGTCTTTGAAGATAAAACTAGCTTTGTAATGACAGAGCTATTCGAAATTAGTGTTAACAATGAGGTTAACTCTGATAATGTAGAAGAAATAGTACTACAAATAATTGTGGAACTACATTCTGATACAATAACAATCCATTAGAAAAGGAATAATATAATGGCTAATCAAGTAATGGTAGTAAGAGACGTAACATTTAACTGGGCTAAACTAGTTGATAAACATTCTCCCTTCGGTACACTCCAGTGGGACGTACAAGTTGTTACAGATAATGAAGCAACTAAAGCTCAACTAGAGAGTAGCGGTATTAAGATGAAGACAGGTGAGAACAAAACCTGGTATGCTAACATTAAACGTAAAGCGGTTAAGGCTAACGGAGAAGAACAAGATCCACCTAAAGTTATTGACTTAGATAAAGAGGAAATGGCTCCAAGTAAAATAAAGAATATGGGTAATGGCACTAAAGGTCATATCAAATTATTCTCTTATGACTGGAATGTAGGTGGTAAGTCAGGTGTATCTGCTATGTTAGTAGCTCTACAAGTAACAGACTATGTTGCGTATGAAGGGGCAGGTGAAGACTTTTAATGGATAGTAAATTAATTAGAGTTGATACAAGGAATGGGTCTGTATGGATCCTTCCTTCGTATAACGTTAGTTACTACACTACTCAGTTGGCTCAGGTTCTCTGGGCTAACAGATTTACTTTAAGAAAGAAAGGTACTAAGTAATGAAAGACGATTATGTTTATACCGCAGGTGCAATGGAGCACGTTAGTATTTCAGATATGAATAACTGGCGTGATTACGTAGAAAAATGTTTGGATGAATGTGACATTAAATGTTTACATCCTACAAGACGTACACCTATTCACGATCAAGAAGCGGATGATGGTATTTCTACTTACAATAAACTTAAACGTATCACAGCTCAAGACTTGCTAGATATAAAGAGATCTCGAGTAATCCTAGCGGATTTAAGAGACTCTATGCCTGGAAAAAAATGGGGTACGGTTATGGAAGTAGCTCAAGCTTATCATTGGGATAAGGTTATAATAGCACTTGTAGATCCTGATCAGTTTAAACATCCATTCATTTACACTTATGCTACAGAAGTACATTATGATTTACAGGATGCAGTTGATTCTGTAATAGAGTACTACGATGGAGTATAAAGACCTAAAAGTTTTAATAGACTCGGGTAGTAACCATGAAGATCAAGGTCACTGGATTAGTAATAACCCTATTATTCCAGTGGGCCTTCATGGTTTTGTTTATGCTATACATAATATCCTTGATGACAAGTACTATGTAGGCAAGAAAAACTTTTTACACGGCGGTAAAAAGAATTATAAAAGAAAGGGGGTTAAAGTACCTAACTATAAGTATGGTACTGAAACTAATTGGAAGACCTATACAGGTTCTTCAGCCGAACTTAACTTAGATATAGCTAGAAATGGTATGGATAACTTTTCATTCTTAGTATTAAGGTTATATCAAACTAGAGGCGGACTATCTTATGGTGAAGCTAATCTACAACATAAGTTAGACGTATTAACAATGAAAGATGATGATAATAAAGCAAAATTTTATAATGGTAACATTGCTGGTATTAAATTCATCCCTAAAGAGACAGGAAAACCAACATGACTTATTGGAAACTAGATAACTATGATGTTAAAATGATAAGAAAATTATCGCAAGAAACTACTATACCTCAGAAAATACTTGCATACAGATTTAATATATCACAAACGATGGTATCATTCATAAAGAATAACCGTCGTAGAGTTAATGTCTCATAAGAAAAGATTATTGATTGCTTACGTTATAGTATTTGGTTTATATTTAATCTTATACTATAATAAAACAAATGATGATCTGACTACAGACAGTGTAGTAATCAATAAAGAAAAGGTTAAGCCTTATATAATGAAAGAAAATAAGGTTGAAACAAATAAATACTCTATTGAATTACCAGCTAAACGTAGATTTGGTTACAAGCTAGGGGATAATCTTAATATAGTATTAACTCCTAGTTTAAGAAATAAAGATGATAGCGCTAATCATGGTGCTATTATTAAATTAGAACTATTATTTTAAAGGAAACACTATGACAATATATGCGTGGGACATCGAGGCGAATGGCTTCCAAGATGTAGCGGACACAATATGGGTTTCAGTAATGCGTAACTTAGAAACAAAAGAGTTACATATATTCAGTGACTATGTTGAAGGTTATCCTGACTTATCTGAATCATTTAAATTATTAGATGAAGCTACAGGTATTATAGCACATAACGGTATGAGATATGATCGTGTTGTGTTAGAAAAAGTAACTGGATACGCTATAGATCGTAACAAGATAATTGATACGGTAATATACTCAAGGTTAAATGACTTCCATCGTAAGAAAACATTTAGAAAACATAGTCTTAAGGCTCTTGCTATACAAGCAGGAGAAGAACAAAAGATGGATTATGATGGTGGCTTTGATAATTACTCTGATGAGATGGTGAAATACTGTATAGCAGATGTTGATGCTAATATAGCAGTGTATAACATGCTTATGAAAGAGTATGATAAAATTAAAGAGACTAACCCTAACTACGATGATGCTATTAATATCGAACATCAAATGGCTTACTGGTCTAGTGAGCAAATAAAAAATGGTTGGGAAATAAACGAAGAACTGCTGGACAGCACTCTAATTAAAATAAAAGGCGAACTAAATGAAATCGAAAAACGAGTTGAACCAGGACTTGGAACACTCACAATTACAATTGATAAAGAACCGAAGACAGCTAAATACAAGAAGAACGGAGAATACACCGCTGTTTCTGCAAGGCTACTCAGCGACTATCTTGGGCGCTATGTTGATGTGTCTGATGCTTTATCTGATAGTCCCCCAATAAAACCTGAAGAAGAGTTTCAACGTAAAGAAACAGTTGAAGCAAGACTAGGTAATCAAGAACATCTTAAAGAATTTCTGTATACTATAGGGTGGGAGCCAACTCAGTGGAACTGGAAGAAAATAAACGGACAGTTTCATAAGGTAAGTCCTAAACTAACTACAGATAGCTTAATAAAACTAGGAGATGTAGGTAAAGATATCGATAAGTACTTTACTCTTAGAGCTAGACACAGTATACTTACTGGCTGGAAAGAACATATACATAATGGAAGATTATATGGTGATGTAATTGATATTGGTGCTGCTACGGGTAGACAAACACACAAGATTATTGCTAATATACCTTCACCTAAAGCTACTTACGGTAGTGATATACGTTCTATGTTTATATCTGCTAAAGATAAAGTACTAATCTCAGCTGATGGCGCAGGTTATCAAGCAAGAGTTGTAGCTCACTTTGGTAGAGATGAAGAGATGTCTAATGAAATATTGAAAGGAGATATACACCAGAAAAACGCTGATGCTATACAGTGTACTCGCAATGAAGCTAAACCTTTCTTCTTTGCTTTCTTATTTGGTGCAGGTGGAGTTAAACTAGGTACTATACTAGGTAGATCCTCTCATGCGGGTAATAAAGCTAAAGATGCTTTCTTAGCTCGATGGCCTGCTCTTGCAAGCTTAACAGAAAAAGTAAAGAACGTAGCTCAACAACGAGGGTATCTACGTGGCCTTGATGGTCGTCGTATTTATACTGAAGAAGCATATAAAGCATTCAACTACCTTATACAAGGTACTGAAGCTATACTAATGAAACGTACAATAGTACGTATCAATGAAGCCTTCGAAGCAGAAGGTATTAAAGCGAAGCAATTACTGTTCTATCACGATGAGTGTACTTGGGAGTTATCTCCTGAAGATGCTATCAAAGCTGAACCCATTATACGTAAGTGGTTTGTTGAAGCTCCTAAAGAATTAGGTGTAGATATAATGGAAGCAGGCGATTGTAAAATAGGTAACGATTATTTAGAGGTGCACTAATGCCATACATTGAAAGACAAAGAAGAGAAGAATTATTTGATGACTCACCTAAGACAGCAGGTGAAATACAATATTTAATAGCTGACATGATACAAGACTATCTTACAGACAAGGGTCCTTATAACTATCAAACACTTAATGATGTTATGGGTGCTTTAGCCGGAGCTCAAATGGAGTTTTATCGTAAGGTAGTAGCTCCGTATGAAAATAAAAAGGAGTTACTTAATGGATCCGTATATTAGAACCCATGTGGTTACTATGTATACTAAACCCGACTGTATATTTTGTGAGAAAGCAAAAAACTTATTGCATTCCCAAGATAATTGTGTTATAAATGAGGTTCGACTGGATAAAGAACCTCAGTTTATAGCTGATGTTAAAGAAAGGTTAGGTAATACTGTTCCACAAATAATAATAGATGGAGTTCACATAGGTGGCTATGATAACTTAGTTAATTATATAGAATCATGGAGATAGTAGAAGATGAGTACTAATATATACATTGATGGCGACATTTTAGTATACCAATCTATTTGGGGTGCTAAAAATAAAAAGGATATTAAAAAGAAACTAGACCAAACAATAGCTGGACTAATGTCAGACCTTGAAGGAGGTAACGGCATGATAGCTATTAAAGGTATAGGTAACTTTAGAAAAGATATTTACCCTTTGTATAAAGGTAATAGAAAGAAAGAGTTAACTCAGGAAGAAAAAGATTTCTTTGAGTATGCTTATAATTATCTTAAAGATGACTGGAAGTCTGTAACCGCAGATGATATGGAAGCTGATGATTTATTAGCTATATGGCAGACAGAAGAACCTGGTATTATAGTTAGTATAGATAAAGATATGTTACAAGTACCAGGATTACACTATAATACACGAAGAAAGGATTACACTAATATAACCAAAGAGGAAGCTTCATTATTACTACATACTCAAGTAATGATGGGTGACTCAACAGACAACATACCTGGCCTTAAGGGTATAGGTAAAGTTAAAGCAGCAAAGGTATTAGAAGGAATACCTATGGATAGACACTTATCTACTGTAAGAGAGTTTTGGAAGAAACACTTTGGTAGAGGTTGGGAAGATAATATGCAACTCAACATGGATTTAATATACTTAAGGAGAACACTCAATGATCGCTATGATATCCGAACAGGACGAAGAGCTATTAAAGAATTACAACATAAAGGTGGAAAGGAATTGGAATCACCCCGACGAGTATCAAGCGACGTTCGTGAAGGGTTGGGTGAATGTAATGACAACAGGGGAGACGAGAGAACAAGCAGTATATAGACTGAAAGAAATGTTAGCAGGTGAAATCTTAATTAACAATCCTAAGTTAAGTGTTGAAGCTGCTTTCGAACAATTAATAATGTGTAACAAGCTAGGAGTATAGCGATGGGTAGAATAATTAGAAAAACTAACTGTGATTCATGTGGTTCAACTAATAATAAATGTGAATACGATGACGGATCTACATGGTGTTTCACCCCAGACTGTGAAGGTAATAAAAAGGCATTTAATAATAAAGAAGAAAGTGTTGTTGTACCAATAAAGTCTTTACCCTTTGGTACATCAGCTGAACGCAATATATCTAGTAAGATATGTGAGATGTTTGGTGTTAAGCGAGAGGTATCTTCATCAGGAGGTACTAGCGCAGTATACTACCCTTACTATGAAAACAATGTAGTAGTTGGTAGTAAGAAAAGATTGTTCCCTAAAGACTTTAGAGTAGAAGGTAAACTACCTCTTACTTTGTTCGGTCAGAATATCTTTTCAGGTGGTGGCAAGCGTATTGTTATCACTGAAGGTGAAGAAGATACACTAGCAGTAGCTGAAGCATATAGTAAGTATAGCACAGGTGTAGTCTATCCTGTAGTATCAATACCTTCTGCTTCTAATTTAAAGGCTGTGGTAGAGAACAGAGATTACTTAAGATCATTTGAAGAAGTAATATTGTTTATAGATACAGACGAAGCAGGTAAAATAGCTGTGGATAAGTTGGCTAATGCTATTGGCTTTGATAAAGTAAAGGTAGCTAAGACACAACACAAAGATGCTTCAGAAGCTTTAACTGAATCAGGTCACATGATACTATTAAGAGGTATATGGGATGCCCAACAATATAGTCCTCAAGGTATTCTTACTGGTGAAGACTTATGGGGTAAACTAATAGAGTATAATGATATTGAATCTTTACCTTACCCGGAATGCTTCTCAGGTTTAAATGATAAGATTAAAGGTATGAGGCTAGGTGAAATAAGTCTATGGGTTTCAGGTACAGGTGCAGGTAAGTCTACTATGCTCAGAGAAATAGTATTAGATATTATTGATAAGACAAATGATAAAGTAGGTATTATAGCTTTGGAAGAAAGCCCCGCTGAAACCACACGTAAGCTTGCAGGTATGGTAATAAATAAAAATCCTGCTGCAGATAAAATAGAGTTAGATGAACTCAGAGTAGGCTTTGATAAGTTTAAAGATAGAGTATTAGTGTTAGATCACTGTGGTTCTATGGCTAATGGTATTATATCTCAGCTAGAATACATGGCACTATCTGGTTGTAAGTACTTGTTTATCGATCACATAACTATACTAGTATCTGAAGGTTCCGATGGACTAACGGGTAACGAAGCTATAGATAAAGTAATGAATGATCTACTAAGAATAACTAAACAACATAACGTTTGGATAGGCTTAGTGTCTCACTTACGTAAGATGTCTACTACAGGTCAATCATTTGAAGAAGGTAGATTACCTACTGTAGATGATATACGTGGTTCTGGTTCTATCAAACAAATATCACATGACATACTAGCATTTGCTCGTAATATAACTGCAGATCAAGAAGAAGAAAGAAACACAATTAAACTTTCAGTATTAAAATCAAGATATACTGGTAAGACAGGTCCAGCAGGTACTTGTAAGTTTGATTATGATACAGGTAGATTACAAGATGGATTGTATGATGATATGTTGGACGGCCTTAATCTATAATTGAAGTCCATTATTAAAAGGGAATACCCAATGGAAGATAACATGAAAGACCCTCTGAATGAAGTGGTGGATTATCTAATAACTAAAGTTTCTAGTGTAAATATGAATAACCCTAAAGCAAATAAGGGTGCTCAGATATTACGTACTATAACTAGCTTTAAAGAAAGCTTACCTAATATAGTACAAGTAGCTTTCGATAAGATGTCCTCTAACTTTACAAGAGAATATCCTGAACAACCCATAGGTCTAGCTAAAGTTACACAAGTAAGTACGGGTATTGGTGAACATGTATTCACTAAATACTTTAACGCTAAGTGTAGCTTTCACCAGTCAATAAGAACAGGTGATCTCGTGCTAGAAGCCTATGTACAATCAGGTTTTATTACTGTTAAGAGAGCAGAAGGCTTTGGTGCATACAATGCACAAGCACCTTATATGATTGAACCAACTTCTCGTTGGGAAGAGATAGGTGAGTTTAAGCTTATCGAGAGTAAAGGATTACTCGTATATACAGTAGATGAAATACCTGAAGACATAAGTAATATAATGCAACCTAAGAATTATCCCTTAATAAAACGATGGGGTATCTCTGCCCCTCAAGAGCAGAAGGATGCATTCAATAATACTTATATTAACTCTGCCTTTGTTCGTGCAGTAAATAACTTACAACAAACTTCATGGAAAATAAATCCTAAAGTATTATCTGTATTAATAGATAAGCTTGAAGATATACTACCAGAAGATACTCCAATGTATGAACATGCTATACCTAAGTCAGTGCTTAAGACTGCATATGAGAAGTATCAAAAGAAACCCTCATTTATTAATAAGCAAGCGTATAATACTATAGCTAAAGAATGGGAAAAGACGTTAAGACCTTTACAGGTAAGAGCTAAACGTGCAGAGATAAAGACTACTCTAGGTAAAGCTAAACAACTAGCTGAATGGCCTAAGTTTTACTCACTAGTAGATCTAGATTACAGAGGTAGAGTGTACTATAAAGAACCTTATATGAACTATCAAGGTAACGATATGGCTAGAGGCTTAATGTCCTTCAGTGAATCAAGACTAATAGATAGTGAAGGTAAGAGAGCTTTAGCTATACATACTGCTAACTCATATAATGAAAAGTATGACGTAGATAAGATACCTGGTTGGGTAGAAGAAGACTACTATAATATGTTAAACAAAGAAGGCATAGATACTATAAGTGTAGATAAGTTTTCACTTGAAGATAGAATAAACTGGTTTAATAATAACTGGGATCTCATTGAAGACACTGCTAATAAAGGTATACTACATAATTGTGAAAAACCTGTGGTGTTCTTAGCTTGTTGTTTAGAATGGTGTGATATAGCAGACATGGAAGATGCAGGTGAAATGCCTACATCAAGTATACCTGTAGCTATTGATGGTACTTGTAACGGATATCAACACTCAGCTGCACTATCTAGAGATAACAAGACAGGTAACTTAGTAGCACTACAAGATAGTGAAGTGCCACATGACTTGTATGTTAAGGTAGCTCAAAAGATAGTAGAGTTAGCACCTGAATTCTTTGTAAACAGACCTATGTCTTATGCAGAGATACGTAAGTTAATCTCTAAGAGAGCTACAATGACAAGAGCCTACTCTGCAGGTGCACAAACAATAGCGGAGTCTATGTACTCTGATTGTGTACAAGCTGGTGCTGATGAACAATATAATATAACTCAAATTGATTGTGATGAATTAGCTCCACATATACTTAAGGCTATTGAACATGTATGTCCTGGGTCCCAGACAACAATGAAGTTCCTACAAGACTTAGCGCAATGGGAGCTAGGTACTTTCGAGTATCAAGACCCTGATGGTAAAAAGATATCTAACTCTGCTATAAGTAAGTTAAAGAAAGAAGCCCGACAAGCTAACAAAGAACAAAGAGCTAATCCTACTGTAGAAAACACACTAGCTTTAAACAAAATTAACTCTAAGTTAGCTGAATGTAAACTAGTGTTAGTCAAAGGTTATGCGGGTGATGATATTAGATGGATGACTAAGTCAGGATTCCCTGTAATATACAAGGTTAATGCTACACGACAAGACACTTGTAAGTCTACCTTACGAGGAGTAATTGGTGGCGCATCTAAACAACCAGGACGTATTAACCATGTAGCTAAGATATACTTAGATACAACAAACAGAAGAGAAGCTAGCGCAGGTATCTCTCCTAACTACATTCATTCACAGGATGCTACTCACATGGCATTAGTGATAGATAAATTCGGTATCAACTTCGGAGCAGTACATGATAGCTTTAGTTGCCATGCCTCTGATGTTGAATTATTAAAACAAATAACACAAGAAAAATTCGTTGAGATGTACAGCAACGATAACCCCTTGGAAGCAGTTAAAGATTGTATAACACATAACAACTGCACCATAGAAGTACCAAAGCTCGGTGACCTAGATATATTCGAAGTCATTGGTTCACGTAACTTCTTTTCATAGGTGAAACATGACAAACAAAACACATTACAATTGGTTTGCTTTGCGTGATCGGTACTTACTTAGTAAAAATAAACAACCACTAATGACTGATGAACGCTACTGTGAGATCGAAGGTATTGATCCAGATACCTACGCATACAACAGAGAAAACATGCGTAATTATTTTATTAGTAAACAAGATGATGCCACTATAGGTGCAGAACAGTATGATCTATTCTTAGCACACAACGGTATCTTAGAAACAAAGGAAGAAGAACATGGAAAACAAACCAAAGAAGTCTTATAATATCGGTGCAGAGATGTATAGACAAGGAATAATTCCTATGGAATCAGAAATGAATATGGATGATATGGAATTAGTAGAAGAGTTAGATTTAAGTCCTAGCTTAGCTTACACACCTAGTATTAACAAAGCTGCAGCTGAAGCACAACGTCAACGTAACATTAGAAACGGTATGACGGAAGGACTTACTAAAAGCAAAGCAATAAAAGTAGCTGATAAAGCTTATAACGAAGCTAGAAAGCTAGCTAGAAAAATAATAAGATAAAATAAAATTACCCCCAAAGTACTATTATGTACTATGGGGGTATTTAAGTTTAAGCAGGCACCATATGAGTTATCTCATTAGATGCTCCTACTAATTGATTAATTACATTATTATCAGATGAAGAATTTCTAGTCATAGTGTTAAGTAAACCACTTGTTGTTAAAGTAGATCCTTCACCATACTGAACATTATGTCTAGCCATACTATTTTTAGATGGTTTAATATCAAAAGGTAATTTTCTGTAAGCTGCTTTTAAAGATGGATGAGCTTGTTCACCTCTATATAATAAACCAGAACTACCTCTCATTATATCTACTAAAGCAAGAAGATCTTTCCCCTCAACTCTATTAAATTCCCTATCTTTAGCATTAGCTTCAGTAGGAGGTAACCAACCATGATTACCTGCAGCCTCTAATATAGCTTTATTTCTTAGATTACCTTTAATAACACCTTTTCTTTTAGATTCACTTCTAGCTAACTGATAAGGTTCAAACATAGTAGAGGTTCTATTATTGTCTATAGATAAATCAGGATCTTCTACTATAGCTTGAGAATCTGCACCATAAACATTATCATACATCTTATCAAAGTAACCAGTAAGCCCATGGAAAGAATTATTATTGTTCTCTTCACCTAAGAATCTCGTTCCTATATTAGCTCCTGTTTTACCGTATTTATCTTTAACTTCATTTAATCTTTCGTTATAAGTGTTAACTACTTTAGACATCATACTTGGAGCTTGTGCAGCAAAAGCTGGTATAGCTATGTTGTTATAAGCATTTATAGCTAACAAGTGACCTTCTGCTCCTGTTATTAAAGCATCATGTATAGCAATAGCTTGTACTGGGTTACCTTTAAATCCACCATCCGGACTATTCATAGCTAACATAGCTAAAGTCATTATAGTAGAGTCTCCACCTTGTATAACATCAACAGGCCAGGAGTTTCTTTGTTTAGTTCCAGGTCTATACTGGTAAAGCTCTTCACCTTCTAACCTAGCATCAGCTGCTCCTGCGTAGTCTGTTTGAATAGTACCTCTAGGTATATTCATACCTGCTATTCTATCTGTTTTAATATTAAGGCCATCTACTACTTGATCATTAACACTTCTCTCTAACTCTGGAGAAATATTACTTGCAGATAATTGTTGAGTACCTCCAAACATATTAGTTATAGTAGAAGGAGCATTAATAGCTGCCATAGCAGTACCTAAAGCTCTCATAGCAGTTTGATAACCATTAAGTTTACTCATGTGTTTTTCCATAGAGTAAGTATACAGGTCTGTCATATCATTAAGCATACGCATATTATCACCTGCATACGTTGCTCTTACTTCAGCCCAAGCTTCATTTAATTTAGGATTATTAACTGCTGCTTTATTTATTTTGCTAAAGAAATCCTCGGCTTCTGAATACATTTTTTGAGCTATTTTACCATAAAGACCTGCCACAACAAGCCCTCTAGAATAATCTTTAGCAGCACCAACTTTTCCTCTTGCTTCAGTTAAAGAATTAAATAAATCAGCCCAAACTTGTTTATAAGGACCATCATCTACTGAAGAAAAAGTCAGTTCAATATCTTGATCTATACTGTTATATATCTGTTCACGTAAGCTTCCGTGCATTTCTTTATTATCATCTAATATATCTGGAATCAAACCTAAGATTTCTGCACTACCACTATCACCTATAATAATAGATATTAAACCTGCGTTAGACTGTCTAGCATCAGACTCCATCATGTTTTGTAATCTAATATGTTGACCTTGAGGTGTAACTGATATTTGATATGCATCTATTAATACAGAACTTGGATATTGCCATTCACCTTTTTCTGTCATCCAAGGATTATTACTTGCAAAATCATCTAACGTATTATTGTTATTAGAATCTATTAATTGTTTACCTAAGACAGAGGCTTTACTTAAATTATTAGAACCAAAGTTAATATAATCTAAAGGAACCCATTTAGATAAAGGTTTATTATTTAAATTACTTCTAGAGAAATTTTTTGCAGAAGCAGGATCAATATGCTTTGCCATTTGTGCACCAAGATTATAATAGAAATTAAGAGCTTGATATTTAGCAGGATCACTAGACTTAAGGTTATACAACTTTCTTTGTATTGCTTGCCCACGAGAAATACCTTTAAGCCCTTTAGTTTCAAGGTATATTTTTCTAGCCTCACTAACTACTGCAGGTGCACCTAAAGACCACAACCCTGAATTATTATCTATTCTAATAGGTTGTGTTCCTTCAAAATTAAAAGAAGTTCTTGTAGTACCTTTCTGATTCATAATACTAAGGTTATTAGATATATGGAAGTATCTTAAGGTAGCAGGAGATTGTTTAGTTATTAAATAGCTAGGCATGTTTTCAGTAGACCTAACTTGTATATCATCCATTTCCTTTTTTAATTGACCCATTTTTTGCTGTATTATTTTTTGAGCCTTTTCATTTCCGTGTTTCTTAATTAACTTCTCTTTATAAACAGGGTCTAACTCAGATAGTGTGCTTTGAAAAGGACTATTATTATCAATTCCTTTTGTTAAACTACTATACATTTTTTGTTGCATAGAATAAAGTACAGGGTTAACACCAATAGGTATACTTCCTTGTAATTGCATAAAAGTCTCAGCAGCATTTGTAGATTTAACAGATCCTTTTTTATCCATAAAAACTTTTTTTACTGCATCACTTAATACGCTTTCAGTCATCGCAGGAAACTTAGGTGCTTTAAGACTAGTAATAACTGAACTTCTGCTAGACACATCATACACATTAGCTATTTTTGCAGCTGAAGCCATATTAAGAGTTAATTGATCACCTAGTAAAGGTATTACTTTACCCTTTTTACTTCTAGCCCACTTAATTTGACCTTGATCTGTAAGATCTTTAATGAAGGTCATAGCGTTATCTCTAGTTCTTTGTACATCAAATGAACTAGGTGTTTGTCCTTCAGGTGTAGATAACCTAATCATATCATCAGTAACAGAAGTTACCATTTGATTTAACATAGGTTCTCCAGATTCAAATACTTCTTTAACTGGATTATCAATTCTATTTTTTAAAGGTATTTCTTTTTCTGCACCAATATCTGTATCATAATCATCCATAAAGTCTGTCTTAGCATCTTCTATGGTATTCATAGTATTTAAAAATTTTCTATTATTTATACCATGTAGTAAATTAGCACCAGCTACAGTAAGAATAGGTTGTGTAGATACTCTAGCTTCTTCTTGTAAAGGAGCAACATTACCTAATTGCTCTGCCCAAGCAGAACCTTTCACGTTAAATCTATTAACTAAAGTATTACCAAAATTAATAAGAGCAGCAGCATCATCTGCATCATAATTTATTTTTTGTAAATTATTTTCTGGAGCTGCTACAGACTCTACTTGTTCTTGTAAAGAAGTTTTTAAAATACCTTGACTTGGTTCTCCTCTTTCATTAAACATCGAAGGAGGGGTACTTGGTGTAGCTATTTGTGCCTCAGTAGATCTGTTATATTCTTGTTGATTACTTATTATTTGTTCAGGAGTAAGTAAAGCTTGTTGTTCTACTCCTACATTATCTGTAGGTGTATTTGCAACCAAGGCACCTACTCCAGCACTTTGAGGTGCTACAGCAGGTACTTCATTACTAAGATTAATATTATCCATAATGTCATCTGTACTACCATATACTGGTTGTGCTAGATTTTGTTGTATATTAGGATTATATTTTGGTTGTACGGGCTTTCCATCTGTCGGAAGCCCAACTTGTTGTTGTATATTCAACATTTTATTTTATCTCTCTTTATTAGCTTTGTTTAACAATTCTATTAATGGATCTTTAGTTACAGAAAGGCTACCTATAAACGGTAACATTCCTACTGCTCTTTCAGCAGATCTTTCCCCTCCAGCATTGAAGGCTTTTATATCTGATTGCATAACACCTAATGAAGGTGCTATTCCAGCTGCTTCTAAGGTACTAGCCATTATAGCATTGTCCCCGTCTACTGCAGCTTTAGCTCCTTTACTCCATATACTATTTAACTCTTCTAACAATAACTCAGGTGTACCTAAGAAACCAGTATAGTTAATTGCTCTATAAGTAGCTGATCTGAAAAATTCTTCATCTTCATCTTCAATCCACTCAGGAGTCTCACCATAAGTAACCATATCTTTAAATGCTTGAGCTAAGTAAGCAGTCATAACAATAGTTATAACAGAACTAAAGGTATTATAAGAAGTACCTGGAGGTGCTGTCTTAATATAATTGTTCCATAGATTAGGGGTTATATTAGCTGTAACGTGAGCTAAAAACCTTTTAAATTGACTGAAAGGTCTAAACACTTCAGATTCAAATATAGCTGGCGTAGAACCTGGTTGAGGTCTTGCTGAGAATTCATCAGTAAAGTTTATTTGAGCCAACCTTATTTGTTCTGACAAGAAAGAAGCATCATCAATATTTTTACCTGTTGCTTCTATAATATCTTCGTTTAAGTCACCATACTTTTTAATCATAGTAATTAATTTATCTGGATCTAAACCGTAACTATTAAGTCTATCTCTAGACCAACGACCTGTGTCAGATATTGTACCTGCTTCTGTATCTACTCTTACTTTCTCTAATAATTTACTTACAGAGTCTAAAGCAAAACTCATACGAGCTCCACGTATAGCATTAGTTTGTGCTGATACTAAGTTAAGCTTATAAAATATCTTCATAGTCTTTTGCATAAAAGGAGAAGAAGTGTTAACACCTTCTGTATACAAGATATCGTTAGCAGTAACAACATGACCTGATTCTATTAACCTAGCTAAATCTTTATTACCTAGATCTCTAACATCTATAGGTGTATAAGGTAAACCTAGTTCTGCTGGAACAGAGTAATAGTCCGCAGTAACACCTTGTAAGAAAGCTTTAGTTGCTCTACCTAAATATTTTACTTTATCTTTACCAGATAAACCTATCGTACCATAAAACATTTCACCCACGTTAGCAAAAGCATTCATGTCCATAAGTCTTAAAGTAGTAGTAGTAATTAAAGTGTTATTTACTGCTCTTAAATAAGGATTATCTACTTTCTGATAGCTCTTTTTATAGATAGACATAAGATTAGTTGACCAAGCTGTAAGATCGTTAAAAGTATTTTCATCAATTTCACCTTCAAACTTAGCTTGATTTAATAAATAAGCTATACTTGAACCATCTCTACCAAATCTATCTGTTAAAACAGAATCAGATATAATTCTATCTGCTGTATTTATTATTGCAGATAAAGTATTTTTTGTTTCATACTTATCTCTGAATGATTTAGTATTAGCTAAAGGTGTACTACGTAACATTTGTAAGTCTTGTAATTGAGAATTATTATTTTTAATCCCATCAGCAATAGTTGTTGCATACTCTCTACTTATATTAATTCTATTAGAACCTAGTTGAGCTGGCTGACCTATCAAGTCATTAATAAAAGATTCATCTATCGTTTTAGAGTCGAAAGAATTTAGTGCAAGTAAAGCACCTTCCTCTCTTATTTGTTTAGCAGTTATTAAACCACTATCACCTGCTTGTTCTACTAGTCCAGCAACCACATCAGATACATAATCTATATCGTCACTCAATTTTTGTTTAGCATCTACTTGTTCTTTAGTTAGTAAAGAATTATCTGTTTGTAATATAGTTTCAAACTCAGATATATTCTTAACATTTAAAGATTTAAATGCTGCATTAAGAGAAGGTAGTTTGTTAGTTATTTGTCCTCTTTGATAATCAATTTCAGAGTTAACATTAGTTCCTATAAATATAGCATCTCTATTTATTAAGCCCATAATAGTTTGTATATTATTATTGGCCTCTCCATTTTCTTTAAATGCATACTTATTTAATTTTCTATCTGTAGCTCTAAAAGCAGACATAGGGTCTTTTAAAAACCCTTTAAAACTTTTCTTAACATTTTGTTTAGTTGTTAAAGGAGTACTACTAAGTCCTTGTGTATTTTCTCCTTCTGCTTTCCTTCTTATTTCTTTAGATACAGCCTGAACTGATTTTTTATCTCCACCTGATCTCTGTCGTTGATACTCTTCTATCTTACTAATAACATTACGTTTGTTAGTCTCAGGCGAATATTGAGCTATGATAGCATTAACATCATTTAATGTTTCTAATCCACCAGTAACTCTTCCTTGCATTGCAGCATCAAAAGTTCCACCAACAAGACCACCAGCTGCAGCGTTACGAGTAACATCTTTGGCTAACTCAGTCCAGTTAATTGTTTCAGAAGTTAATGCGGCTACACCACCTTGAGCTATTATTTCTTGTAAGCCTTCAGTAACAGCCTCCCTGCCTGCAGCTCTAACAGAAGTTCTAACAAAGCTTTCAAAGCCTTGTCGTTGTAACATTTGTTTTTGTGCAAATTCTTGTAGTGTTTTACCAGTACTATTTAAAGTGTTAGCCATATGCTTCTTAAGTTGAGATTCAGCTAATTCTTTTGATATACCTTTTTCGTCTACTATAGACTGTACAAACAAGTCTTTACCTTCCTTAGTAAGAATATTTTTACCTGCAAGTCCAGCACCTTTTAAACCAAATGCATCTACAGTACCTACTGCAAGAGCTAATCCTGCTGCTTGGTGAGGATTCTTTTCTCCTTCAGGCATACTTTGATATATCTGTCCTACTGCTAAAGAGAAACCAACACCAATAGATCCTGTAATACCACCTACTACTGCTCCTGCTGGACCAGCTACAACAGCACCACCTGCTGCACCTGCTTTACCACCAGCATATATTAAAGCTAGTTGAGGTGCAAACTCTATTACTGTTTCTGTTGCCCATTTAAAAGCATCAGCAGGACCTCTTATATCAAAAAGATCTACTGAAGTATTTATACCATTGTATTTTTTATTAACATCATCAGCCCAATCTTCACTCCAATTTTGATAAGACTCACTATTAACTAGGTCACCAGACCATATATTAAAAGTAGCAGCAGAGCTTTCTAGATTAATTATAGAGCGTTTACTAGCATTAACCCAACCAGCAAATGTACCAGGGTTTTCTCTAGCTCTTCTACCTACATTAGCTTCTATCTGTTGTTGTGAACCATAAAAAGGATTATCATAGTTAGTATTTACCTGAAGCATTTCAGAAGCTTTTTTATGTTGTTCTTTAGCTAACTCTCTGGCTTCTTTATCCATGCTAGGATCATTAATAATTCTCTCTAAAGATTTAAGTTCAGCTTTAATAGCGTTACTATAACCTCTTGACCCGAATATTAATTCATCTGAAGTATCAGCCATAGTTCTAAACATAGTAGGGCTTTGAGATACAATGCTTTCTACTACCTCACTTGCTTGCTGATAAGGAGTTAAGGCTTTCTCACTACCATTAAGCCAGGCCATGTCTCTGTTAATACCTCGCTTAAGAATAAGGTCATATTGTTTTTCTTGTACACCTTCACCCAAGTACATTGAAGGTTTAACTATATTTTCTGTTATTAACTTTTCAGAAAACCTTTGTCCAGCTGCATTTTCAAGATCACCTATTTGTCTACCATAAGGATCTTTCTCTCCTGTAATAACTATTTTATTAAAACCTTGAGATTGAGCTAGTTTATTTATTTCTTCAAATTGAGTTGATCCAGCATAAGACCCCGCAGAAAATGTTCCATCAGGAGTTATCTTAGCTGTTTCACCTGCATCTCCAAACCCAAATCTAACACTACCTTTATTACCTGATGCATCAGTATAAGCTACAGTATCTCCATCAATAAGATTACCTGTAACTTCAGTACCATTTAAATCAAATGTAGTAGTGTTAGTTGGTTTGTTAATTAAGTCTATACCTGTAGTAGAGACAACATCAGTTATTTCTGGATTCTTTAAGTCAATCATAGTATGTTGTCTCCTTAGTTTTTATTTTGGTTTATTTGCATAAGCAGTAAGCAATGATAATGCCATAAATGTTGATGGAGCAGAATCTACTTTAGCCTTTTGACTATCATTTAATTCACTATATAATGGTACAGCTTTAATAGTATCTATAGTCATGTCAGGTGTAAACTGAGTTGCAGCTGTATTCATAGTAGTTGTAATTAAATTTCTATCGTTACCTAATATGTCTTGGAAGTCTGAAGTAAAAGATTTAATCTTAGAAGGAGCAACTAACTCTCCGTCTTTACTAATTTTATTTTGATCAAATAAAGTATCGCCACCTACAACTTGCATGTCAATTATAGTTTCAGCATTAATTTTTGTAATACCCATTGACTCAGCTAACTCAGCACCTCTACCTACCATTTGCATTATATCAATTGGATCATCACGTAAACCAAGTTCTCTTTGTTTTCTAGCATAAGCCATAATATCAGCTGTTACACCTTCTTGGCTTCTACCTGAGAATATACCTGCTTCACGATATACATTCTCTTCTTTATCTATACCTTCTCTTTTAAACAATGCGGCAGGCATTTGTTCTACATAAGCTCTTACAGCAGATAAACGAGAAGTATCATCATCTTGGTCTCCTCTTATTCTTAACTGACCCATTTCTGCTGAAGAAATAGGTTTGTAAGTTTCTACTTTCTTACCATCTTTTTCTGTAACAACTTTAGTATAACGATTACCACCAGCACCCTCAAATACTTCTATAGCAGTAGTATAACCTGGTATCATATAAAAATCACCTGCTGCATTAGCATCAATACCTAGTTTACCTCTTGTAGTTTTACTATCAGGTCTAGCCATAAGTGCCTGTGCTTCTACTAGCTTACCTTCTGTAAGTAACTTAGTTATCTTAGAACCTGCTTCAGGAGTATAGTTACCTCTCACTTTAGCAAATGCAGTAAGAGTAGCATCTGCTTTCTTAGAGTTAAGAATATTTCTATTTTCTGCTTGCTTAAGTACAGTTCTACCAGCCCAACGCATAGATCCTTCATGTGAATAACCTGCTGCTCTTGAGGCTAAATAAAAACCTATAGCACGAGTTACATCTGATGTTTCTAAACCAAAGAATGTTTGTAACATACCACCTACTTGTTCTTTAACACTATTAGGTGTATTTTTATTTATCTCATTATTTTCTTGAGAATTAAGGTCTGTATTTTTTCCATTAGGTAAAATAGCTGTAGTATTATCTTTAGGGTCTATTTCTTTAGATTCATCTGCAACAGTAACATTTTCTTTTATTATAGGTACTTCCTTATTAAGATCAAGATTAAGATTGTGTTCTTTATATTTATTAAGATCTTTAGCATATGATTCTTCTGCTCTATTTTTATCTCTTATCTTTTTTCTGTTTTCCCAATCATCTTGAAACACTAAATTTGTTTCAATTTCTTTTTGCCTAGCAATTTCTGTTTTTACATTGTCTAAAGTTTTTAAAGTTGAATTACTAACAGCACCATCTTTTTGTAATTCTTGGTTAGCCATATCTTGAGCATTAGTATAATCTTGGTTAACTCTTTTCATTATTTCTTTTTGAATCATAACAGAATCAACATCACCTTGAACATTGTTAACTAGTATTTTTAATTGATCTATATCCATTTCATCTAAAGTTAATCCAGATGGTATATGAATACCTTTTGAGTCAAATAAACTAACAGTATTATTTTCAGGAACATACATTGAGTCATTACCTGGGGTTGGAAATTGCTCCGCTAAAGGTATAACTGAAGGTCCTGCATTATATCCAGGTGGCACAGCATTAACACTAGTTACCACAGGTCCTGCATCGTATCCAGGAGGTACTGCATTAACACTAGTTCCTACTGGTCCAGAATCATATCCTGGTGGAGTTGCATTAACAACCATTGGTATTGGTTGTTGACTATAACCTGCTTGAGGGTCTCCATAACTACCATCTGCTATACTATTATCTATAATAGACTGTTTTAAACGCCTAGCTTGTTCTACATCGGCATATTCTGTAGGTGGATTTAAGCTAATTCCTTGATTTGTATAATCATTTACACCTAGTTTTATAGGAGCAGATATTATTTTTTCATCAGGAAGTTTAGGTACAGCTGGAGCATTTCTTTGTGCATTAATTTGTGCAGCTTCCATTATAGCTTTTTCTTTATTTTCTTGATCTAAAATATTTTTGTCTAAAACAGAATTAATAATTTCTTGTTCTTGTAGCATTTGATTTTGTTGCTTAACTACTTCTGGAGTAAAATACTTACTAAAGAAATTAGAAATAAAGTTAGACCCATCTTTATATCCAGGTACACTAGTAGTACCGCTGTTAAATCCTAGTTCTTCCAATTTAATACCTTGAAAAGGAGGTACACCACTACGATCACCAGGAACGTCTGCAACTCTAGGGGGTACTGTTGGAACGAACTCTTCTCTGGGAAACATTGGTTCAGCTACTGCTGGAACCTCTTTAGCAATATCAGTAGTATACTTATTACCATTCCATTCAAATACACCACCATCACCACCATGTTGTTGTCTGGCTTGACTAAATGCTTGACCAAAACTTTGAGGTTGAGGTACTTCTTGTTCTTTAATAGATAAATTGTCTGGCCTTAACTGAGGAATATTTGGTTGTTGTAAATTTTCAGGTCTCATTTGAGGCACACTCTTAGTTAATGATAGAGGTGAGGGTTTAGAATAATTAACTAATTTCATTTTTAATTCTTCATTACCAAAAGCAGGTGTTTCAGTAAAGGCATCATAATATTTAGTTCCTAATGTGCCAAAACCATCTTTACCTTCTATTCCTGTGTTTAACCAATTACTTGCTCCACCGGCACCTTGGTTGTGTGCATAAGCTAACACACCCATTTGTTGATCTGTATTCATTTTAGCAAACTTAGGATTTTTCATTAACCTTTTATAATTTAACTTAGTAAACTTAGTTAATGCTTTTTCTTGCGCTTTAGGATCATTTCTAAAAGATTCTCTTTCTTTAGGTGTGTGACCTATTCCAATATCTTTTTTGGCTATTTCACCAAATTGATACTTACCATCATAGTCGTCATTAAAGCCACCTATAATATTGTAAGTATTACTGCTTTCAATATTACCTAGTTTTTGTTTATAGGTTTCCCATAAGTTACCTTCAAATATACTACTCATAATTAACTCCTATGACTGACTCATACTTAACATGGCTTTCATATCGTTATGAGTATACTTTTGTTCAAAAGCTTTTTGCTTCCTTGCTTCTTCTGCTTCCCAAGCTTTCTTTTTTAAAGACATATCTTGTAGCAATTTCATTTCTTCCCTCTGAGACTTACCTGACAAAGGACCCATCATAGGTTTTTGAGGCATTTCTTCTGTTAAATTATTAGCAACAGCATTAGCTTGTCTGCCTTCAGCAACCATAGCGTTTATAGCTGGTTTATTATTAGGATTCTGTGCGGCTGCTGCTGGTATAACAGCTTCACCTGGAGTTAACATAGCAGGAACGCTATCAGTACCACCAGCATAAGCCATGTTAGTACCTTGATTATAACCTACATAATTAGTTCCATTCATATAAGCTTGCAAAGGATCAGGACCATAGTCCATCTCAGGTACACCTGCTGTTCCATTGTTAAATAACATAGATACAAAGGGAGCTGCAGGACCTAGTGCTGTTCCAGCAAGAGCTTTGGTTGCCATACTGCTTATTGCTTTCTGCATTAATTGATTAGTTAAGTTAGGACCTTGTTGAACACCTGGACCACCTCTAATGTAGTTAGGTCTAACATTCATTTCTTCTTCTGCCCTTCTTAAAGGGTCTTGAGATAAGAAGTTCATTACTTACCTCCTCTAGCTGGGTCGTTTGATTTACTACTGCTGGCTTGGCTTCTTTTATTTTTATTAATCATATCTTGAGAAACAGCTGAGTTACCAGAAACTATTGGTAATCCACTTGTTTTAGAAGTCCAATTGCCAGTAGAACTATTCCAATAAGTATCATTCATATTTGTGCCAACAGGAATTTCTTTGCGTGGGTTACCAAATCTATCTACATTATTATTATTAGTTAATACTGCACTACCATCTGAGGTGGTTAATCCTTTAACAGTAGCGGGGATAGAAGCATATACTTGATTACTTACAGTATCATTTAATTGATAAGGCTCATATTTACCTGTACCAAAAATATAATTAGCTA